GATTATTCCCGTCGGCGCAGCGCTCCTGAGCGGCAGCAATCTGACTCTGACCGATTCGGTAGTTCAGAACGAAGTCGGCGCGGCGTGGTTCCCCGTGCCTGTCGGCATAACGTCGTTCATAACGAGCTTCACCGTTCAGATCAATGGATCTTCGGGCGCCGGCATGGCGTTCGTGATCCAAAACAAGCCGCCGGCGTCTCTTTACAGCGCGGGGAACACTCGGCAATGGGGCGCGGGCGGACCGTATTGCACCTCTAACAACCAGAACGGTTGCGGCTACTCCGGGAGCACCGGCACCAATGGTGAGAACGCCGGCTTCCTCGAGAGCTGGTGCTTCAAAGTCGACGCGGCGAACAACCAGGTCGGCGTCTTTACGGGCGGTGCGAGCACCTCGGGTGGCACGTCGATCGGTGGCAGCCCATCGACGATCAACCTGTCCAGCAATCACCCGATCACGGTGCAGCTGTCGTACAGCGGCACGACGCTCTCGGTGACGCTCACGGACAACACCTCCGGCAGCACGTGGAGCACAAGTTTCACGGGCGTGAATATCGCGAGCGCGGTTGGTGGCAGCACTGCCTACGTCGGATTCACGGCGTGCACCTTCTTCAGCACCGTCGTTCAGGAGGTTACGAAGTGGACGATGTGAGGACCGCCAAATGATCTCCGTGATTGCCCAGTCGCAAGCTTCGAACGCCGGTGTCACCGGACCGTCTTTGACAGGCGATGTCGCCTTCACCATCGCTGCGGGCGACATTATCGAGGTACAAGCGCTCATTCAGGCGACCCAAACGGTCACCGTTACGGACACCAGCAGCACAGGCAACTCGTTCTCGGTTCAGGGCACACCATTGGTGCAGAGTTCTCAGCAGCTCAACACCTTCGTCTGCACCGCTCCCGCTACTGGAACTTACACCGTCGAGGTCACCTCCGGCGGAAACAACGTCTATGCATTCCTCGCGAAGCAGATTCGAGGCGCGGCTTCCTCGGGCACTGTCGTCGGAATCAGCAGCGCATTCCAGGCGGGTCCTGGATCGGGCGCGAATGCCATAGCCTCAGGCAACGTCGCGCTGGGCGCCAGCCCGATCAATGCCTTGCTCAGCGGATTCTGCATCAACCTGCAATCGGGCGGCATCGCGACGGCTGGCACCAGTCCGCTGGCCTATACCGGCGATACCGCGGTCTGGGCGACTTATGGCAGCGGCACCGCGTGCTGCTTGCCTGAGCACCTGCGCGTCGCATCGACGACTGGCAACGTCCAGGCGACGTTCGGCGGCTCTGCGGTCCAGTTCAACAACATCATGTCCGTGCTGGTCGCCTACCTTGAGGCCGCGGCAACTGGCGGTATTCAGCCTGCCGCTGGATCCCTTTCGCTCGCTGGCGTGGCAGGTCGCATCGGCATTGGCTTGACGCCGCATACCGCGAAGGTGCGCGACACCGTCAAGCGTCTAACGCGCAAGTACTTCATCCCGAATCTCGCGAAGCCGAGCTTCGCGTTCTAAGAAGTCATGGCAAACACGACCATTACGCCTAACACCGGCTCGCTGGTGATGACCGCATCGAAGGTCATTACAGCCACAGTTGGAGCTCTTGCGCTGACTGGCGTCGCGCCTACTGTATCGCAAGGCAAGCCGCTCACGCCGGGGACGGGTTCGCTGTCTCTCGGCGGCGTGGCGCCGACCCTGAATAAGGGCCCGGTATTAACGCCAGGCACCGGCACGCTTGTCATGTCGATCGCCGGCAGCCCGACGCTGACGCCCAGCACCGGCTCGCTCGGTATGACGGGCGTTGCTCCATCGATCGGCCTGACCACGAACACCAATCTCACACCCGGTGCGGGATCGCTTTCGGTCAACGGGCAAGCGGGCGTTGCAGCTGCCGGGCTGACGCCTGGCGCTGGCGCGCTGGCGCTGACTGGCCAGACGACCATTCAAACGCTGACTCTGCCGCCGCCCGCCGCAGCTGCGCTATCGCTTATCGGCGCAGCGCCAACGGTGGGGATCAGCTATCGCCTCACGCCTCTCGCTGGCGCGCTAGGCCTAACCGGCAATCAGCCGGTGCTATCCGGAGCATTGCTGGCGCCGCCGAGTGGTGCGCTGGCGCTCGCGGGCCAGCAGGGCAGCGTTTCGCTCGGCATCACTCCGCAGCCCGGGTCCCTGGGCATCTCGGGGCAGACGCCGGCGCTAATCTCGCATTACACGATCACGCCGCAGACGGGGGCGATCGCCCTCGTCGGCCAACCTGCCCAGGTCAATGGGCAGACCACGCTTGTGCCGTCGACCGGCAGCTTGGGTTTGAGCGGCCAGGCGCCATCGACCGGACTCGGGATGACTCCGCTCCCGGGCGCACTCGCGCTTAATGGGCAGACGCCGACCTGGGCGCTGGTCAACGTGCCGGGCACTGGCTCTCTCTCGCTCATCGGTTACAGCTCGCAGCTATCGAGCTTCAACAAGCTGACGCCGGCGGCCGCGTCCTTGGCACTTGTGGGTCAGCCGCCAGTGGTCACGATTGTGGCTGCGCTGGTGCCGCCAACCGCAGCGCTCGGCCTCACGGGCTACGCGCCCACGGTCACGATCGCATCGCCATTGGCGCCTGCTCAAGCTGCCTTGGGCCTGACGGGATACGCCCCGCAGCTCTCGCAAGGGCGAGTAATCGTGCCGAACGCGGGTGTACTGGCGCTGGCAGGTCAGACGCCGCAGGTGGTCGTGCCCGTGATAGCAACGCCGCCGGCGGCAGCTCTCGCGCTGGTCGGCCATCAGCCCTTGGTGCGCAACGGTGCGCTGACGCTTACTGGCGATCCCGAGTTCTCCATCGCGCGCCCCTGGGCGCGGCCGTTCTACATCGTGCGGCCGGGTTCTTCATTCAAAGGAAATTGGCTCATGCCGTATCGCTTCGACACGAAGTATCCGGACGAGTCGGTGCGTCTCACCTTCGACTTCACCGTCGATCTCGAGGCGCTCGACGCCGGTGTGCTGCTCACCGGTTCGCCGATCGTCACGGTCACGGTGGCGCAGGGCACCGATCCGAACCCGAGCGCAATCCTCAATGGCAGCGGCGTCTTCGATCCGACTTCGATGATGGTCATCGTGCCGGTCACCGCTGCCTCGACCAAGTCGATTACTCAATTCGCGTGAAAGCAAGCACCAACGACCCGCTCACCGTCCTTGAGCTCGTCGGAATTCTCCCGGTTCGAGCATAGAGCATGTCCCAGCTTACCCTCGACAACCCGACTCGCGGGTCCACCACCCTTTTGTCTCAATGTTCGCCGCCCTCGACGAGCTCGCAGCTTGCCGACGGCACCACAGTGGGTGACGGATCCGGAGACACGGCGTTCAACGGTGCGCGCAAGCTCAAGCAGTGGGCGGCGGACGTCAACACGATGATGGCGAACGACGTGTATCCGGCGCTCGCGGATCTCGCCAGCACTGCGATACCGAGTTTCACGCAGGTCAACACATCGACGACGTTCTCGCAGCCGCAAGGCCTCGATCAGGAGACGGATAACGTCGGCCGCACGGTCTACAACGGGAAGGTCTCGCTCTATCAGCCGACCGACCCCTACGACCTGATCATCACAGGTATCGCGCTGATCGATCCGCCCAATTACAGCATGGGCAACAACGGAGCGATCACGCTCTCGGTCGCGATCGACCTCACTTACGCGAACGCGTTCATTTACCTGCCTGCAGGCGGGATCTTCTCCGGCTCCGAGCACGGTATCTACTACGTGCAGATGAGCTCGACGACGGTCGGGCAGGTCTTCAACAACAAATATATCGGCGGCCAGCCAAAGATCCCGGCATCGCCCACGGCATTCGTGTCGACAGGCCCCGGCGCCGTCACCATGCCAGGCACTTCGGTGTTCGGTTGGCAGACGAACCTGCCGCCCAATGGCATGGGCGCAAACGGCAACCTCGAGATCCATATCGGGTGGACCGCCGCCGGCGCGAGCGGCCAGGTCAAAGGTGTCTCGCACATCCTCGCAGGCGCCAACATTCTCGGTTCGGACAATCAGACCGGCACAACCGTGTTCCGGTCGACCATCAACAACATTCGCAATCGCGGCGTCACGAATGCGCAGGTGGCGATCGCCGATACGAGCGGCGACATCGGGACCGGCACCGCACCGAACACGGGCTCTGTCGATACGACGATGCATCAGCCGCTGAGCCAGGCGATGAACAACGCCCAGCCGTCGACAGGCTGGATCGTGATTCAACACTATCGCGCGACCGTCAAACCGAGCCACCGAAAGGATACGGGCCACACACCGCTGCAGACGGTATCGAGCGCCACGATCATTCCGCCGGGTGCCGCAGCTCTTGGACTCACCGGCGCCAACAGCAAGTGGTTCATCACGCCGACCGCCGCGGACGTTCTCTACAGCGCCACGCCCGACACGACCCACAATCTGTATGAGGGTCAGTTCTACAACTCGAAGCCGCCTTACGGTACATCGCACGTCAGCACCGTCGGCGGCTTGCTGGCTTTGAATTTCGGCACGATCGACACCAACTCGGTCAACGTTCGCACCGTCAACCAAAGCTCCGGCACGGTGGCCGGCTCTTACGGTGTCTTGCCGCTGATCGATGCCACGAAGAGCTTCTACGTTGAAGCGGCGATAACCCTATCGGACAACGATCAAGATCATTTTCCCGGCTTCTATCTGGATCCGGTGGAACATGATCAGGGGAATAACACCTTCATCGAGCTCGACATCGATGAGGCGGGCAACGACAAGGACAGCAACAACCCCTTCTACGGATCGGTCAATACCTACATCTCGTGGGTCAGCGGCGTTGCGTCGCCGACGAACAACGACTCAGGCGGCCTGTCGGGAACGCTCTACGGGCCGAACCTCGACCGTACGCAAGAACACATCTTCGGCATCTCTTACGACGCCGTAAATCACGTCATTCGCTGGTGGGTCGATGGCGTGGTGCAGCCGCTGATCATTAACGCGACGCTGCCGTCGCACCACTACTACGGCGTTTTCGATACCAGCAGCCACGGGGCCAACAAGGCCTATTCGATGTACGTGCGCTACCTGTCCGCATTTTCGACATGAGCTTGCACCCGTAACGGGAGGGCACCGTGTGGACATTCGATTCAACAGTGACGCTCGACTCGGGCGTCTACACCTTTGATGGATTTTCACCAAGTTCTGGAGGAGGAGGCACTTCAATGACGACTCGCCCGCAATATGTGTTCGGGCCCGGTGTGGCATGGGTCACCCAAGTGGCGGACGCATTCGGAAATACGATCTCAAACCCGTCGCCGGTACTCGTGGCGACGATGCAAGACTGCTCGCTCGACTTGTCGGCCGAAGTGAAGGAGCTCTACGGAACGAACTCCTTCGCAGTGGCCATCGGTCGCGGTAAGCAGAAGCTCGGCATCAAGCTCAAGAACGGCCAGGTCAACTCGGCCCTCTGGAACTCAGCGTTCTTCGGTCAGACGCTGACGGCCGGCATCTACACCCACTACTACGACGTAGTGGGCAGCGCGATTCCTGGCACTCCGTATCAGGTCACCCCGGTCACCGCGTACACGGCAAATCTGCCGGCAGGCGCGGCGTGGGGCTATGACCTCGGTGTTCGCGACGTCAACAACCTGCCGCTGCAGCGCGTGGCGAGCTCGCCGGCGACCCGGCAGTACGCGGTCTCCGGCGGCGTTTACACGTTCGCCGCGGCCGATACCGGCATCACGTACTACATCAGCTTCAACTACACCGCGACCTCAACCATCGCACAGAAGCTGAACATCGTGAACGTGCAGATGGGCCAGGCGCCGGTGTTCCAGCTGGACATCAACATCCCCTACCTCGGGAACAACTTCACGGCGACCTTCCCGAATTGCATGACGTCGAAAACCGGCTTGGCCACCAAGCTCGACGACTTCGCAATCCCTGAGTTCGACATCTCGGCGTTCGCGCCGGGTGCGGCGAGCCCGGGCACGCTGGCCTGGAGTCAATAATCCATGGTCGACGAGAAGAAGAAGTTCTCGGTCGAGGAATTCGACACGCTGGACGAGGGGATCCTGTTTCGCTTCCGGGGAGCCGAGCGGGACGAGAACGACGAGCCGATCGGCGAGATGGTGGATGTCGAGCTCATCATCCCACCGCACAATTTCTACAACATGCGTCGGATGCGGGACAAGCTGAAGGCGCTGAAGGTTGAAAAGGACACGGCATCGCTCGAGTCGATGGACATCATCATCGACCTGGTGGTGCCGGCGCTGCGTCAGAACTATCGGAACGTTCCACGTTGGCTGGTCGATCAGACCATCAAGGCCGACAACATGATGCAGATCATGGAAGCGCTCATGGACGTGTCGGGACTGAAGCGCAAGGAAGCCGCCGAAAAAAAAGTGAAGGCGGCAGCGGAGCCGCCGGCGCAGACCTTGGCGACGTCAGGTTCTGGGACAGCATCTATACCTACCTGATTGCGACAACCGGTCACACGTGGAGTGAGATCGGTCGCGAATGGAATTTCCCAAGGCTCAAGGCCTGGATCAGGCGGACGCGCGGGTTCCCTCCCGCGCTGGTCTCAGTGGCGTTGCTCGCCAACATCAAAGAGCCGGAAGACATGGATGCCGATACGGCAGATGAGATCAAGCCGCGAGAGACCGACGAGCAAGCGGCAGCACGGTTGATGGGCAGCATGTTTGGAATGAGGTGAAGCGAGACCATGTCAGGCGGCGTTGAATTCAGCATAAGCGCCAAGATCGAGCAGTACCTCGAATCTTTGAACAAGGCGGTCGAGGCAACCCTAGGGTCTGTGGAGACCATGAAGGGCGCGCTTGAGTCCTTGAGCTCGGCGTTCGAAGCAGTCAACGGCGCGATGCTGGCCGTCACTGCCGTGCTCGCCGGCGGCGCTGCGTTCAAGGAAGCCGTAGAGGCGTCGCAGAAGTTGGCGATCGGCGCCTACGACATGGGACGCCAGCTCGGCGTATCGGCGACTCAAGCCTCGGTCCTGAAGGTCGCCATGGACGAGGCGTCCGTGCCCATCGATGCCGTGAATACGGCGTCAGGCAGGATCTCGCAGACGCTCTCCAAAAACGAGCAGGCCTTCCGGAACCTGGGTGTCGCCACTCGGGATTCGGACGGCAACTTCCGCAATTCGCTCGACATCATGACCGATGTCAATTCGAAGCTCGCCTCCTTCAAGGAGGGCACGGATCGCAATGTCGAAGGGATCAAGATCTATGGAAGGGCTTGGAAGGAGATAGAGCCGACCATCCGCCTGACGGGAGAGGCCATGGAAGAAGCCCGGCAGAAAACTGCCGCGCTCGGCCTGGTCGTCGGCGAACAAGGCGTTCAGCAGGCTTTGCAATATCGCACCGCCATGGCGGGTGTGCATACGGTGTTCGACGCGCTTGAGAAGGTCGTAGGCGACGCCCTCGTCCCAGTGCTGACGACTCTCGCCAATTGGTTCAACAGCGTAGGCCCTACGGCTGTCGCCATCATGCGCACGGCCGTTTATACGCTCTATGCGGCGTTCTCCTACTTGAAGGAGGGCGTGACGATAGCCGTCGATTACATCAAGGGGCGAATCGACATCTTGGGCGCCGAGTTCCAGCGCTTGGCGCGCGCGGCCGACGTTATCAAGAACGGCGGCAACTGGGCTGCGGTAAAGCAGGCCTGGGCGGAGGGAACGGCAGACATCACGGCGAAAGAAACCGCGATGTACACCAAGATGGTCTCCGACATGAAGGAGGCCGAGACGGCTCGGGATGCCTTCTTCGAAAAGCAGGACCAGGTCCAAACGCCGATCGCCGAGCCCACCGGGCAGGCTTCGACTGGCGACCAGAAGTCCTCGCGTCTCCAGGAATGGACGACGCTGCTCAACGAGAAGAAGGCCTTATACGAGCAGGACGCGCTCGCTCACGGCCAGATACTCGAATTCTCCAAGCAGCAGGAGATCGACTATTGGGAACAGATCCTCCAGAAGACGCGCGTCTCTGCGGAGGAGAAGAAGCAGATTACGTCGAAGATCGCGGCCGACGAGGCCGAGATCCAGAAGCAGCGCCTTCAGGCTGCGCTCGCCGAGCTCAAGAACGAGGACGCCGCCGCGGGTTCGTCGCTCACGCGACGCCTCGAAGCCGAGCAACGCTACGCCGAGCAGGTCAAGCAGACCTATGGCCAGGAGTCGACTGAGTACGCGGCCGCGCAGCGCACGATCCTTGAGACCAAGAACAAAATGGTCCAGCAGGAGCGCGAGATCGACAAGCTCCGCGTCCAGGCTGCGCAGCAGGCTGATCTCGAGGAGATCCAGCAGGGCGAGGCTGTCGCTAAACAACGCTATGAGCAGGGCTCGATCAGCCTTCAGCAGCTGATCAGCCTTCAGGAGCAGTACGAGGCTCGAAAGTATGCCATCGAAGTCGAGGGCATGAGCGAGCAGCTCACGAACCTCGATCGCGAGTCAGTCGAATACGCCAAGGTTCAGCTGCAGATCGAGCAGCTCGCCAAGAAGCATCAGCAGCAAATGCTGACGATCGCGAACCAAGAGGCACTGCAACAGCAGCAGATCTACAAGAAAGTCACCGACGCGATGACGAACGGCTTCAGCCAAGCGTTCAAGGGCATCATCACGGGCAGCGAGTCTGTGGGCAAGGCATTCTCGCAGATCTTCCAGAGCATGGTCGACGTGGTCATCCAGGTCGTCGGCAAGATCATCGCGCAGTGGATCACGCAGCACGTGGTCGCGATGGCGCTGAACAAAGAGCAGGCGGCATCGAACGCCGGCGTGGCGGCGACCGGCGCCGGCCAGTCCGCGGCCCAGATCCCCTACATCGGCTGGATCATCGCGATCGGCGCCATGGCATCCGTGTTCGCCGCGGCGAGTAGCTACAAAGCCGAACAGGGATTCGACGTGCCATCGGGACTGTCGCCGGTCACCCAGTTGCACCCGCGTGAAATGGTGCTGCCCGCGGCGCAAGCCGATGTAGTTCGTAATGCTGCTAAGGACGGTGGCTTCGGCGGCGGAAGCTCCGCTCCACGCCGCGGCGGTGGCGATCTTCACGTCCACGTCCATGCGATCGATGCGCGCGGCGTGAAGAAGGCGCTGATGCAGGGCGGCACGCTCGAGGGAGCGATGCGCGACCTCCACGGACGGTTCACACGCTAAATGAGCAGCCTCATCTACCCGGCCTCCTTACCGGGGCTGACGTATAACTCTGTCCGCACGCCGACGTTCAAGAACGGCGCGCAAGAGGCGATGTCGGGCAAAGAATCGCGCATCGCTTACATGCAGTACCCGCGCATGAAGTGGACGCTCACTTACGAGCTGCTGCGCGACTACGTGACTCCATCGGACCTCAAGGCCTATTTCGGTCTGTTCATGGCCATGGGCGGTGGGTTCGACACGTTCCTTTACAACGATCCGCAGTTCAACGGCGTGACAGCGCAGCAGTTTGCCGTCGGGGATGGAACCGTCGGCCCGTTTCAAGTCACAGCGACATACCAGAACTCGAGCGGCCCTGGCGCGCCGGAGCTCATTCAAAACTTCAACGGTTCACCGCTCATCTACGCGAATGGCGTGCTGCAGACCCTCACCACGAATTACACCTTGAGCGGTACTGGCGGCGTCACTTTCACCAGCGGCCACGTGCCCTCGATCGGTGCGCCGCTTACGTGGACGGGTAATTTCTATTACCGCGCGCGCTTCCTGAAGGACGAACTCGATTTCAACCAGTTCCTCGCCAACTTCTGGGAGCTGCAAACCGTCGAGCTGAAACAGGTCAAACTTTGAAGAACGTCAGCCCGGCCGCGCTCGCCATCATGGCGGCGGGCCAGTATCTGAAGGTCGAAGGGTGGTCGATCGAGATTACCAATGGCGGGACCCTCTACAACGGCACGACCTATTATTACTCGGCCTCCGACACCTCATTCAAGGCGGGTTACTACGACGGGTCGAGTGTCGTCAGCCCGCAGACCTTCAACGCCGGCTGGACGATAGTCCGCGATCAGATCACCCAGAAGGTCGGGATTCAGACCCAGACGTTGGATCTCTACATCCAGCCGCAGAACGATTACCCGGGCGGTGCTCCGCAGATCGCCGGCGGCGGGTTACTTGCGCAGCTCGGCGCCGGCGCACTCGATGGTGCAATTTGGACGCTCTATAAGGGCTTCTTCAATCGCCCGACATCGGGAAATCAGCTCGATACTTCGCCTGGCCTGATCAAGTGGTGGGTGGGGGTCACCGAGACGGGGATCGGTGGGCGCTTCGAGGCCGACATCACGCTGTCCGACCTGACGTCGCTCCTCAATGTGCAAATGCCGCGCAACATTATCCAGGCAGGTTGCGTTCATACCCTGTTCGATGCCGGCTGCACGCTAAGCCGCGCCGCCTTCACGGCCACCGGCTCGATCTCCGGCACCATCACGGCCAATTCGTTCAACACCGGCCTCACCGCGGTCGACGACTACTACGACCTAGGAATTATCAAGTTCACGTCGGGCGTGCTGAATGGCTCGACGATGACGGTGGCGAAGTACGCGCACACCGGCGGCAACGTCCGCGTGATCAAGCCGTTCCCGAGCCTGCCGAGCACCGGCGACACATTCTCGATCTCACCAGGCTGCGATAAGCAGCAGGCAACGTGCACGAACAAGTTCTCCAATCTCGCGCACTTCCGCGGGTGCCCCTACGTGCCGCAGCCCGAGACGCTTTACGACGGCGGTTCAACAGTGCAGCCCACCAAGATGATCGGCGGCCAGGGCGGCGGCTCGATCGGCTCACCGTTCCAATCCGGTCAACAGAAGCCCTTTGCTTGAGGTTTTCGCAGCTATGAGCACAAAGGAATCGATGAAGGCAGCGGCGCAGCGATGCCTTACGCGAGTCCGTTCCGGGCGCATTCAACCCGAAGCGGTTGCGGCGGAGCTCGCCGCCGCGGCTGACCGCGACACCGAGCTCGAGAGGTACGGCCAGGATCTTTACGACCGCGCGATCGCGCACTGCGCCCGTTCGGTGTGGGAGGAGTGAACGTCGAGGAATTGCGCCTTCGCATCGTTGAAGAGGCGCGCTCCTGGATCGGCACTGCGTATCACCATCGCGCCTGGATCAAGGGCGTCGGCGTTGATTGCTTGTGGCTTCTGATCAAGGTCTACCAGACCGTCGGAATCGTTCCGCCCGAATTCGACCCGGGTAACTACACCTCGGATTGGTACCTGCATCGGGATGAGGAGCTTTACCTCGGAGGGGTACAGCACTTCGCGCACGAGATCGCGGGGCCGCCGCTGCCGGGCGATGTCGCCATGTTCAAAGTCGGCCGCTGCGTTGCCCATGGCGCCATCTGCATCGGCAACGACTCCGTTGTCCATGCAAATCGCAAACATGCGGTCGTGGATGTCGCCACGTTCAAAGAGCTGTCCTACTCGAAAGAGGGGACGCTTCATTCATTTTGGAGCTGTTTCTAAGTGAGTTTCCTCGGTGGAAGTCGCTCGCCGACCTCCGCAACCCCTGAGCAGCTGAACGGCATCAACGTTAGTCAGTCCCGCTATGGGACACCCGTGACTCTGGTTTACGGGCAGCAGCGCGTGCCGATGAACCTGCTCGATTACGTGAACTTCGTCTCGCAGGGCGTATCGAGCAACACCGGCAAGGGCGGTGGTGGCGGCAACGTCACCAGCTACAACTACAGCGCGAGCGTCGTGTGTGGCCTGGCCGAAGGCCCCATCGGTGGCATTCCCACCGTCTGGAAAGACAAGGACGTTACGACGTTGTCGGCCCTGGGCCTGACGCTCTTCACAGGCGCCGGCGGGCAAGCGGCCTGGTCGTACCTGACCTCCAACTTCCCGACGCACGCTGTCCCTTACGATCACACCGCCTATGTCGCCGAGGCGAACATGGCGCTCGGCAGTTCCACATCGCTGCCCAATTACACCTTCGAAGTGCAGGGCTTCCTGCAGTTCAACTACCCCACGATTCCGGACTGCGACATGTCCGCGGTGCTCCTGGACTACTGCACCGACCCGAACCACGGCGCGAACTTCCCCTATCTCGATTCGGGCATTCAGGGCACCAATAGCTTCCAAAGCTACACCCTGGCCGTGGGGTTGCTAACCAGTCCGTACGAAGACACGCAGCGGCCAGCGGCTGATTTCATCAAGGAGCTCCTGCAGATCGGGAACTCCAACTGCGTCAATTCGGCGGGCATCCTCAAGGTCATCCCGTACGCCGACACCGCGGTGAGTGGCAATGGCCACAGCTACACGCCGAATCTCTCGCCCGAGTTTGCATTCACCGACGACGACTATTTGCCCAACACGCAGGGCGGCTCGCAGTCGAGCGACCCGGTGCAGGTCACGCGCAAGTCGCTGAAGGAGACTTACAACACCGTCCGGATCGAATACAACGACCGGTCGAACGCCTATAACACCTCGGTCGCCCAGTGGCAGGACGACAACGACATCGCCATCTATGGCGTGCGCGTCATGCAGAACATGACGCTGAAGCAGATCACTACGGGTGCGGTGGCGCAGCTCGCCGCCACGCTGATCGGACAGCGCCAGCTCTACATCCGGAATAGCTATACATTCTCGGTGCGGGCTGATTACTCGATGCTCGAGCCGATGGATCTGGTTTCGATCACCGATGCGAACCTCGGCATTACGAACAAGCTCGTCCGGATCACCCAGACCATCGACGACGAGAATGATGTCTTCACGATCACGGCCGAGGAGATGTATGTCGGCACGGCCAGCGCGCCGGTCTACAACTTCCAGGCTTCGCAGGGCTATGCCGCCAATTTCGCGGTGACGCCGCCGAGCGTTGCCACGCCGGTTATATTCGACCTGCCGCCGTTGCTATCGGACGCCGGCGGCGGCTTCGAGCTCGCCTGTGCGGTTGGCCCCGGCGCAGCGGGTTCCTACGGCGGCTGCAACGTCTACGCGTCCCTGGACAATGTCACGTACCAGGCCGTCGGCACAATGCAGGACTCGTCACGCTTTGGCACGCTGGCGACCACATTCCCCAATGTGGCGGATCCCGATACCACCTCGACGCCGCACTTCCAGCTGAATCAGCCGACGACCACGCTGCAGCAGCTCTCGTCCGGCACGACGAGCGACTACCAGAATCTGCGAACGCTGATGTGGGTCGATGGCGAATTCGTCGCCTACGAGACCGCCTCGTTGATCTCGTCGGGTACCTACACGCTGTCGACCTTCCGCCGCGGCCAGTACGGCACGTCGCCGGCATCACATGCCGTGAACGCGCAATGGGCACGCATCGATCAGCTGCTGTTTCGCATGCCGATCGATCCAGGGCTTACCGGCCAGACCATCTATTTCAAGTTCTGCGCATTCAAC